TATTGAATAATTATTAATTATTACTACAAAAATTTAAGGGACGCCAACAGGTGTCCCTTTTTATTTATATCTATTTTTTTTTATCTGAAAACCTTAATATAATGATTTTTTTATAATAAGGATATATTTATCTGTAAAATAAACGCGTAACGCATTGCTTAAAATAATGAGTACAGAAAAAACAGGATCGATAGTTGAACAAACCTTATTACAAATTAAGGCTGTTGAAAATGCTATCAGTGAAAATGCAAAAGGAATACTTGCTTCTACAATGAAACAAGAAATCAGCGAATTAGTTAGAGAGTCTTTAGTAGATTCAAAACAAACAAAAAAACCCCTAAACGAACAAGAAGAGCCTGAAATGGAAGAACCTGTAGTTGCGACTGCAGATGACGAAGAAGAAGAGGCTGTAATTGATGTTGAAGACGAGGGGGGAGAACCTGAATCAGAATATGTCTTTGGTATGGATTCCGAAGATGGTGAAGAAGAAGGTGATAATGAAATGGAAATGCCTCCACTTGACATGACTTCGGCATCACCTGACGAAGTTTTGAAAGTTTTCAAAGCTATGGGTGATGAAGATGGAATTATAGTTAAGAAGGATGATGATTATATTCACTTGATCGATGATGAAGATGAGTATTTGATTCAAACTGGAGACATGGACGATAATACAGAAGAACCAATGTTGGATTTAGAAGAAAGTGTTATCTACGAAATTGAAATGGAAGAAGGTGATTATCACATGGAAGAACAAGAATTTGAAGAAGGTGATTATCACATGGAAGAACAAGAATTTGAAGAAGGTGATTATCACATGGAAGAAATGTACATGGAAGAAGGAGACTATATGGTTGACTTGGATAATGTACAATTCGGACAAGATGATTTTTCAAATGTTGAAGAAGAATCCATTTATGAAATCGATGAAGAAGATCTTCACTCAGTAGTAGAAGCATTTAAAGCAGTAGGAATGGGAATGGGTAAAGTAGGAACAGGAATGGCTAAAACTTCAGTTAATAACAAAGGGTTCAAAGAAGACCAACCACAAGGCACAAAAGGTGTTGGAATGGGTAAAGCAAGTAAATTTAAATATCCTAAAATTAAACATGGAGTTACTGAAACCGAAACTGAAGAGGCATTCGAAGGTTGGGATATGGAAGAAGATGTTGATTTGGTAGATATTGAAGCTACTGGAGGTATGATGGAACCTGAAACAACTGAAGCGTCAAGAACTATGACATATAGAAGAAGAGCTGAAAGAGACAGAGTGGCAGCACCAAGTCAGTTAAGAAAAGAATCTGTAGAAAGAGAACTTGATTTAATTAAAGAGAAAAACGAAGAATACAAAAAAGCTTTGAATTTCTTTAGATCTAAGTTAAATGAAGTTGCAGTATTCAATTCAAACTTGGCATATGCTACAAGATTGTTCACTGAACATTCCACTACAAAACAAGAAAAAATAAATATTCTAAGAAGATTTGATAATGTAGAATCTATCAAGGAATCTAAAACACTTTACAAGTCAATTAAAAATGAATTAGATGGTAAAGGTGGTGAGATGGTAACTGAGTCAGTTCAGACAAAAGTTAATAGAACACCAGCTAACGGATCATCAACAAACTTAATTGAAAGTAAAACTTATGAGAATCCTCAATTCATGAGAATGAGAGATTTGATGTCAAAAATTAAATAAATAAATAAACTCTAAATTAAAAAAAAATAAAATGGGAGCATTATTAGAATCAGGTCTTGTTGGTAACATCGGGTTGAAACACCTTAAAGTTATCAAAGAAGATACAATTAACAAATGGGATAAATTAGGATTCCTAGATGGTCTTAAAGGACACATTAAAGAGAACATGGCTCAATTATATGAGAACCAAGCATCTCACCTTATTAACGAAGCGGCTTCAACTGATAGCTCAGGTTCATTCGAAACTGTAGTTTTCCCTATCGTAAGACGCGTATTCTCTAAATTGTTAGCTAATGATTTAGTATCTGTACAAGCAATGAACTTACCTATCGGTAAATTGTTCTACTTTGTACCTAAAATCCAAGGTTACCAAGCGGCAGCTAATAACCAAATACAACACTTTCCACCACTTGGTTCACCCGCTACTTTAGTAGGTGATGCTACTGCAACTCAAGGACAAGGTTACGGATCAACTAGTACATACGGTGGTACTAACTTGTATGACTTATTCTATGAAGGAAATGAGCCAGGATTAGATCCTGCAGGTTTATTTGACTATTCAAAAGGAGCTTATACGGCAATTACTTCAAGTGCTGTTGGCACTGTAGTTTGGAATGGTTACAATTTAGTGTCTTCTGGTTATTCAGCAGGTGAGTACAGAAAAGTATTAATCGGTTTATCAGGTTTCTCTAATGCGGGTGCTGGTAAATTAATTGGACCTGATGGTCAGGAAATGGATAATGAAGCATTCTTATCTGACTTACAAGTAAATGCTGTACAAGCGGGTGTTAATGGTTTCTCAGGTTTAGGTACTAGTGATATTCTTTTCAGAGTTGTTACTCAAAAATATGGTAAAGGTATTGTACAATATGGTACACAAGCAAATACAACTTGGTCATCTACAGGTAACGGAGGTTCTTATGATAACCTTTGTTCACAAGATGGTATCATCTATTTAGAGTTGGATCTACAAGTTCCTGCAACTATCGGTACAGGTTCAATTGACGGATATTCAGGGTTCACTTTACCAATTACTGGTCTTGCCACTGCAGGAGCTGCGTTTACATGTACATTCAGAAGATACAAAGAATTGGAATTCGAAGATGAGATCGGTGAAGTATCTTTTGACCTTGAGTCAGTTACTGTATCTGTTACAGAAAGAAAACTAAGAGCACAATGGTCTCCTGAATTAGCTCAAGATGTATCTGCATTCCACAATATCGATGCTGAAGCTGAATTAACAGCTTTATTATCTGAGCAAGTGGCGGCAGAAATTGATCGTGAAATTCTTCGTGATTTGAGAAAAGGCGCAGCTTGGACACTTCGTTGGGATTACAACGGATGGAAAAGAGGTACTACTGCAAATCCATTAACTCAGTACACTCAAAAAGACTGGAACCAAACATTAATCACTGCGATTAACCAAATTTCGGCACAAATCCACAAATCTACTTTGAGAGGTGGAGCTAACTGGATCGTAGTTTCTTCTGAAATTTCAGCTATTTTTGATGACTTAGAATACTTCCATGTATCTAACGCTTCACCGGAGCAAGATCAATACAACATGGGTATTGAAAGAGTTGGTACATTAGCTGGTCGTTACCAAGTTTACCGTGATCCTTACTTCCCACCAAACACAGTATTGTTGGGTCACAAAGGAACATCATTGTTAGACACTGGTTATGTTTACGCACCGTATGTACCTCTACAATTAACACCTACAATGTATAACCCATTCAACTTTACACCAATCAAAGGTATCATGACAAGATACGCTAAGAAAATGGTTAACAACCGTTTCTATGGTAGAATCACAGTTGATGGAGTTAGAACATTTGACTTAAGAGAATTGAGATAATCAATTAAATAATGAATAAGAAAAAGGTCAGAGAAATCTGACCTTTTTTATTTTAAAGATATTTATTGTTATGAACCAACAAGAAAAGTTTTTTTTATTAAACGAAGTTACCTCAACAAATACAGGGTCAAGAGGAAGTTATGTCGGTCGTTTACAATCAGGAATTAGATATTTTAAAAAGAAAGATTTAGGTCCGTTTACCGAAAATGTTTCGGACTATAAAAGTCCTGATTTAGAATATGATTCATATGATGGAAAAATGGAAAGAAGTAAAAAACAAATAGGTAAGAAAGAAAAAATTGCAAAAAAAATCTATAACTATATTAAAAATAACCCCCAATCAACTTTTAGTGATACCGAAGGTAACCCAATAAATCGGTTTCCTGGAAAAAATACAAATATAGTACCGATTAAAGAATGGGTGGAATTAGATAAAATTAATTTAAATGAAGATTTGGCGGTTTGGTTTGGAACAAAGAAAAAACCTAAAGGATCAAAACAACCAAAAGGACCATGGGTTAACATATGTAGAAAAGTAGATGGTAAACACCCACCATGTGGAAGACCTGACACATCTAAAGGTGCTTATCCTAAGTGTAGGGCAGCTGGTGTTGCTGGTAAAATGAGTGATTCGGCTAAAAAGGCCGCTTGCCAACAAAAAAGAAAGGCCGAGAAAAAAGACACCCAAACAGGTAAAGGTCAAAAACCAATTATGACATCATACAAACCAAAAAACAAAAGGACCCAAAATGAG